TTTACACAGGATTATTATACCATGGATTCTTCCTCTTGGCAACATCAAATTGCTATGGAAGGGGGGATGCTGATGAGTAAAAAGCTCATAGCGCCGAAGGGCAAGCGGTACATCTTTAGGACATCGACTACGATTAACGGCAAGGTTGTTTACGCTTGGCAGTACGGTATCAAGGCATTTCCGATACTGGTTGACGACAACTAAATAGTTTGCAAGGACAGAAGCGAGACCAGCGTTTCTGTCCTTGTTATTTGTGACATTATAGCAATTTGATCAGTTCTATCTAAATTGTAATCTATTTCTTCATTTGTTGATATCGCCGCATCAGTTCCGCTTTGAAAATGCGTTATATTTACCTTATTATACGCTGCACTTGTGCAATGACCAGATATTAACTATAATAAAACTAATAAAAATGTAGAAAGGGCATTGCATGATTCCTCCAATTATTCTTCCAATAATTGATGTAAAGAAACTGTTTCCAGAACCGGAAATGCTTAAGGAACAAAAGTAATCAATCCGATCATCTAAACCTACGTTCTATTAAGGACGTAGGTTTTGATATGGAAAATTACATCATTTATAACTTCGGTGGGCGATTTCTTCAGTACCTATGTCGTTACAGGTGGCCTTTACCCGGTTATCCGGCATGGAGAAGCGTTGGGTAAGGTAACGGCAGCCTGCGGCCAGTTCTGTGTGAGCCAACAAAAAGCATATTTTTGACGGAGCTTCAATTCACCGTTCCACCGAGTAAAATTCAGGTGAAATGGAGCCGACATTTGACCGTTCAGGTCTATTTGGAATGCGCGTAATTATTGAGGAAGCGTCGAGATTTCGGCGCTTTTTCTTTTGCAAATCTACACGAAAAGGAGGAACATATGCAATCACAAATCATCGCCATCGCCAATCAAAAAGGCGGCGTTGGTAAAACTACCACCTGTGCCAATTTAGGAATTGGCTTGGCGCAGGAAGGAAAGAAAGTGCTGCTCATCGACAGCGACCCGCAGGGGTCACTCACTATCAGTCTGGGCTTCGACCGCCCTGACCAGCTGCCCATCACCCTTTCCGATATCATGGAAAAGGTCATGGACGAAAACACAATTGCCCCAAATGAAGGGCTTCTCCCTCATGAAGAAGGTGTTTCCCTCATGCCTGCCAACATCAGTTTATCCGGCATGGAAGTTTCGCTCGTCAACGCCATGAACAGAGAAAAGATACTCAAACAATATCTCGATAGTGTGAAGTGCCAATACGACTATGTGCTGATTGACTGTATGCCCTCCCTTGGGATGCTGACCATCAACGCCCTTGCCGCTGCGGACAGCGTGATCATTCCTGTGCAAGC